CTATTCACGAATTTCTGTTAATAATTGTCGAACATCTTTCGTTAATTCGATGATTCCTATTGTCATTTTTTGGAACGCCTCTTCTTGTTTTCCAATAAGATGATTGCTTTCCTCCAATGCAGCAATGCTCGTCAGAAATTGCCGCAGAAAACTTTCGCGCGACATCTTTTTTTCACGAGCTAATTGATCTAATTGCTTAACGACAGCTGCATCTAGATCACGAATTTTTACTTCTGCCAAATAATTCCACCCCTTTCATTTGAAGACCGTACGACATCGCCTACAGCGAAATCGTACCCGGAAGAACCCGGATCCCCGGTTTCTTTTATTTTTAAAAAACAAGAGCTATGAGCCTTTTAAACAATGAATAATCAATTATGATTATCCACTGTCTAAAAAGGGTTATCCAAATTTACGAAGTAAATGGATAAGAGCATAATGTGTTTTTGCCCCCAAACAGTGTTTGGAGGCTCGCCAGAGGCGAGGAAACGGTGGGGTCATGCTGTAAGCTTTTTACGGTGGTTTTACCGTAGGTCTTATTTCCTTACTTACGGTGGTTCCACCGTATATCTTTAGCCTACAACCGGTGGTTTTACCGTATATCCTAAGACATGCTCCCGGTGGTTTTACCGTAGCTTTATTTACCTATCTCGATAAGTGATTGGATCTGGTTCTTCATCGCTTTTATTTGTTCTTCCAAAGCAGCGATATTCGCTTCTTTACTCGATATCGAAGATTTATTATCATTGATAGTGTCATCCAAGCTATGGATTTCATAAGTGATATTAGTCTGTTCTTCCGGTGTTTTGTGAGTTTTGCTCGCCTCCAAATCTTGTTGCTTTTCATGAATAATCTGTTTTTTTTCTTCCAGCTTTTTGATTTGCATATCTTTCTTCGCTATGTTGTTTTCTAAGAACATTATTTGAAAACGGAGTCCTTCTTTTTTGTAGGCAAACGTTGTTTCACTGGTCCAGTTTTTCACTTTTTTCAACTTACGATAATCTCCGGAGAAGCCACCCATTTTTTCATTATCATCACTCTTGCTGATTGAAAATGTTTGAAGCGCAACTTCGTTATTTTCTTCATTAGCATCATCCACATAGACAACCATTTTTTGAAAATTCTCCGGTAAGTCGCTGACTTCTACTACCAAATATCGATCATCTTGATACAATATTTTGCTGTGAATTTGTGTATTTTCATAGTCCTCTTTTTCTAAATCACGCATCACAAAACTTACTTTATACAGGTTGGTATAAGTGTCAGTTGCGTTCGGATCAATAAACATTTTGATGCGCATGGACTTTTTATTTGGATTGTATTTCCAATCTTGCAGAATAAATTTTGTGCCGTTAATGTCCACTTTCTCTCCAATCTGACTTTGCTGAATCGGGGAATAATCTCCCCACCAATAATTAGATGATAAGAAAAATACAGCTAAACAAGCCGATAAGATAATCCCGATTTTAAACCGAAGAATTTTGTTTGTTTGAAATATTTTTTTATCTTTCTTATTCAAATTTTGAATTTTTTCTATCCAACTTCCTTCTTCCATAACTAGGCCTCCGTTGTTTGTTGAATCGATCCTAAAGCGGTGTAATTCGTCATGAAGTAATCCTCTTTTTGTTTTTGTAACGTTACTTCCGCTAAAAAATAGGACTTGTTTTCAAATGTTTTTGTATGATATTCTAGCTCCATTTTGATAAAAAAGTGGAGTGGCTTTTCACGGTCTTGATAAACCGTCAGACCTGTTAGTTTATTTTCAAATTCAATATTGTGGGAAGCCGTTTCGACTTCAGATCCAGCACCTTTCATTTCTTGAAGAATAGATTCATTTGCCATATTTTCTATTCCATCAAATCTTTTTCCATAATCTTTTTCCGTATAATTTTGTATTTCACCAAAAAATTTATCTAAAAAAAGATGGATTTTTTTGATCGGAATCATCACTATTTTGTAAACTTCTTTCTTTTAAAGTGATATTTTCTTCGTTTCTATTTCGTAAATTTATATTCATTTTTTTAATTATCTCTCTCTGAGTAACGACCTTACTATTAGCTTGCACGTACAAAAAACAAAATGAAATAATCGATAAAAGTAAAATAGTTAAGATAAATATGGTTAACATTCTCTTACTTGTTGTCATTTAATAAACTCCTTTTCAATTAAATTCTGCCACTCTACCAAACCCATATAAATGCGCTCTCCAGTAGCTATTATTTATCGAACTGTAATTAATTTTGTTTCCACTTGCTTGAAAAACATTGCCATCTCCCAAGTAAAAAGCAACATGTGTTACTGGCCTTCCTGCATTATAGGTCTTTGTGTAAAAGACAAGATCTCCTGGACGTAATTCACTTTCTTCAACCCGTTTTGTATGATCATATTGTAAAGGGCCATATTAAAATGTAGGAAAAGGGCCATCGAAAATGTAGGTACATGACAAATCTGATATTCTTTTTCATGAAACTATCCAAGGAGAGTGAATCATGAGAAAAGATGTCTTAGAAGGAGTGTTACTACACATTATGAATGAAATTCATCCTAATTTCGCAGCCCTTGCCAAACAATATAATTGTGATTATCGAACGGTTAAACGCTATTATGAAGCTGGATTGAAGGGGGATTTAGATAAGCTTAGAGAGAGAAAACCTTCGGTCCCTCCTTTGCTTCATGGTTTTGAAGAAATTATTCGTGATAAATTAGAATTAAATTGTTCGGCAGCTTCTATCTTTTATTTCTTAGGTAAAAAAGGTTATAAAGGGAGTTATACAACGATTAAACGTTATTGTCGTAAATACCGGGAAGAAAAAGTACAAAAAGCAACGATTCGTATTGAGACCACACCCGGTCTTTCTGCTCAAGTAGATTGGAAAGAAAACGTTAAAATGGTTAGCCGAGACGGTGAAGTGTTTTATTTCAATATTTTTCTCTATATTCTTGGTTACTCAAGAATGAAGTACTTAGAGCTCACTTTTGATCGAACACAACCGACGGTTTTTCAGTGTTTAGTCAATGCCTTTGAATATTGCGGAAACGGTATTCCTCAAGAAATTTGGTTTGACAATATGAAAACCGTTGTCGACCGTAGTAAGAGTCAATTCACACAAACTGTTTTCAATGAAAAATTCCGGCAATTTGCGAAAGATGCTGGATTCCATCCGATTGCTTGTCGTCCTTTTAGACCCCAAACAAAAGGGAAAGTGGAAGCATTAGCCCGAACAGTTGAGCGTTTAATGGTCTTTAATTATGAATTTACAGATGTACAAGAGTTAAAACAGATCATATATGAATTGATGCAAGATCTGAATGGCTCCGTCTCACAAGCCATCCACAACAAACCGACGGTTTTACTAAAGGAAGAGCTTCCCATACTAGCTCCCATCCATCGTTTAGAATTGCTCAGCTATGTTTCTAGAAATAAACGTCTACTGAGAAAGGTATCGATGGAGTCCATGGTTCAATATCAAAATGCTAAATATTCTGTTCCTGTTAAATATATTGGGAAAGAAGTGACGTTAGATATTCGTAGGGACAATCTATTTGTTTGGTATGGGGATAAATGTATTCGAACCCATCCTATAAGTGAAAAAGCGCTTAATTATCAACGCGAAGACTCGCTTGAAATTTTGCGTTCCGATGTATTTAAATATTTAGAAGATGAAGAATTAGAGCGATTTGTCGATGATAATTTACATGCATATGACGATCTATAAGGAGGAAATGATGTCCCATTACCATCAATTGTTAAATCAACTAAACGAATTGAATTTATCTTGCATGAAAGAAAATCTACCTGCCCATTTAGATGAGGTTGCCAAAAGTGATAAATCGCTTGTAGACTCTTTATTCGAGCTCACCCAACAAGAAATTAGTTATCGTAAAAAAGAAAGTCAAAAAAAGGTATTAAAGCGTGCAATGTTCCCCTACCACAAACGACTCCATGATTTCAATTTTGATTTTCAACCAAGGATAAAAAAGAAGGAAATGCAGGATTTATTAACATTACGCTTTTTAGACACATATGACAATATTCTCTTTATTGGAAATAGTGGTGTTGGAAAGACCCATTTAGCCGTTTCAATTGGATTAGAATGTATCGATCGTGGTTTAAGTTGTTTGTTCATTACGAGCACTGAATTAGTGAATCGTTTGATCCGCGCTCACAAGCGCGGAACTAGCGAAACGATGCTAAAAAAATATTCGGGTTATTCGGTGTTGATTATCGACGAAGTCGGCTATTTACCTTTCTCCAAAGAAGGTTCCAACTTACTTTTTCAGCTGATTAATATGCGGTATGAAAGAAAATCTACGATTGTTACAACCAATATCCCACTATCCCAGTGGTCCGAAATATTTGGAAACAAGAAGCTTACCAACGCGCTACTGGACCGGTTGGTCCATCACTCTAAATTGATCCAAATTACGGGGCCCTCTTATAGAATGAAGAGTTATAGCGAAAACAAAGAGGTGAAATCGTAAAAACGTTTAAACGATTTTCACCTACATTTTCAGTGGCCTAAAACCAACATTTTAATATGGCCCTTGACAGAAAACCATGGATCTTCCTAAAATGTCTACCGTAAAACCAAGATTCCGTTATCAAAAACCGACGGTTTCTTCTACTTGTCCAAATCTGTTGAAACAGCAATTTCATTCCAAGCAACCCAATCGTATTTGGGTCAGCGACATTTCGTATATTCCTGTAAAAAAAGGATTTGTTTATCTTTGTGTAATTCTTGACATCTTCTCTCGAAAAGTGATTGCTTGGAATGTCTATGCCTCTATGACTGCAAAATTAGTTTGTGATACGGTAGAGCGAGCCGTTCATTCTAGAAATCCTGTGCAGTCGGTTATTTTTCACTCTGATCGTGGTTCCCAATATTTGTCTCAAGAATTACGGCAGGTCCAAGAAAAATACAACCTTATCCCTTCCTATTCTAAACTTGCTTACCCGTGGGATAATGCCGTCACAGAATCTTTCTTTAAATACATGAAGAAAGAAGAACTTAATCGTCGAAATTTTTCCTCTTTGGAAGAAGTAAAATTAGCTTGTTTTGAGTATATTGAAGGATTCTATAATTCAAAAAGACCACATTCTGCAAACAACTTCTTATCACCTAATTTAAAAGAACTTGCTTTTCTAAATGATTCTTCATAAAATATTCCTTTTTTCTGTCTACTTTATTGACATCTATCCATTCGGGCGGTACTTCGTATCCTGCAACAAGTCAAACAGCATAAAAAATTCCTTAGATGTATAACACATCACTTCTTTCAAGCTATTTTTGACAACATACATACCTGGCTTGATCGCTGTTTGTACACGCCCCTTGACCAATAATTGCACAGGTTTGCCTTTCTTCACTTTTTGAGCTCGATGAGGCTGAACAAAATTCACGATCTGTCCCCCATTATTGCCACCATACCGAATAACCTTATATGTCCCAACTGGGACACAAACTTCCGCAGCTTGTGTTTCTAAAACCGGTTCTAAATGCGCTAATAACCCAAGGACTACTTCCTGCTCCAATAACCCCAGCGTTGTATAGCTATCAGCTCCATCCAGTGACACATAAAATGATTCCCATTCATCGCCAGGAATTTCAGTGATCGAACGTGCTTGGATTCCTGCTTGTCTTAAAAGATGCCGCAAATCCCTCTGCTTGAGCGCCTTATAATAATACTTCCCTTGCTCTTTAGTCGTTACCTCAAAAATACTTGCTGGATAACTCGCTAAACCATGTAACATCTTCCAATGTCTTAAAATAGCAACTGGAATATCTAACAAATCTACAAGATCGCTATCTTTCATTCCCGAATCTTTTAAATGCACGTACTGATCCACCGTAAAACCTTGAAACCAATCTTCCATACGTTCAAACTTCACCGCATCCGGTTCGGCCTGATGACTACCCTTTAGCTGTTTTTTCTCCGTTTTTTTTACCACTGGTGGTTCTTATAACCGTTTGATCGCAGCTGTCACCTCTATAATTCTCATACACGTAGCACATTGTAAATAAGTACCAGCCTCATGTTTCACATGTAACGCATCATGCTTTTCATAACAATCTGACAGCTGGAGTAACAGCTGTTGTTTTTGCTTTTTCTCTGCTCGATTCATGTTTAAAAACCATCCTCACATCAGTAAATTAATTTAACCAGGGGGTCGAGAGCAAACTAGTAACTAGAAATAAGTACTTGGCAATTGAGCTCATTAAAAGTTAACTACTTCGCGATCGCTCTAAATCGTTGCTAGGACTTGTCTGGTACACTTTATTGATTTGTTCTAACACTAATTGGGCAGTTCTATCCCCTCTGACGTTGGAACGCACAAAAAGGCTCTCTGCGTTGCTGGTTGAGTAGACTTTTCCCTTCACATATTCCACTGCTGACGCAAACGTTTCAACAAATGCACGGTATTTTTCTTGCTTCACTTTTTTTTGATCGAGTGCATGACGGATCGCTTGTTCGGTCACAATCGCGATCGTGGTCAGCAACGTTTTCGCGTATCGACCTTTGCCTTGTACTTTGCTAATAATTTTGCTCGATTGCTTCAGGACTTTTTTCAAGGATGCGTATGGTATTTTTGTTTCTTCAGCCAACTCGCGCTGCGACTTTTCTAAGTAAAGTTTTCCAGCTGTGATCTGTTTTTCTAGGTAGCTTTCCAAATCACTTTCCCACTCTGCAAAATGTGAATATTCTCGCACTTCTCGCGCTTTTTTATGCTTCCGAAACACACTATTCCCTGGCTTCGCAAAGATAAATGGCGTAGAATGCTCCATTTCGCTTCCTGAATCGTACGTTTCCAAGATCGATTCAATATACTCCAGATTCGCACCTTTATATCTTTTGGAATAAGCGCTATGTACGACTTTTTCGATCTCTTTATAATTTTTCAGTTCAGCCTGCAGGCGACTATTAAATTGATCAAGCAGATCTAAAGCCTCTTGTTTGGATCTGCCGGAGCTATAACAAGCAAGTGCCAGTGTAAACATAACATTGTTCCGGCCAAGTTGCCCTTTGCGCCCCTGGACATTCGTCAAATGCACGATTTTATCGAACCAAGGTTGCTGCGTCGCATCAAAAGTTGCTGCTTGCTTCGACACAAGTTGCAGACCTGGGCGATTATTTTTAGCCGTATATTCCTTAGACCAGTTCATCAATTCCTGAAATTGAAATTTACTCTCCAGATTTAAGAAGGCAACATTTTTAGTATTTGGAGCTCGGAAGAAACCAAAATCATTGCATCCGCAATCGACGTTTGGCAGTTCGTTCGCAAACGCATGTTTGATGTTTTTAGCAATACGTTTCGCCACGCGTAACCCTTTAAACTGGTTGGCATTGCTGATAAACGTTGGTGCATCTAGGACAAAGTACAGTTGAAAACCAGCTGTAGTATGTAAAATAAAAGTCGGCGTTTGATCCAGCACTTTCATCGATGCCGTCAGCATCTTCGCAACATCGACTTGTTGTGTATCGACATCGACCACGAATGTATTGATTTGTTGCAAGTTTTGTTCGTCAAAACCTTTTATGTATTGCCGTTTATCGTCCGTATATGTTCCCCATCTAAAAACGTTTGGTGTCCAATGCGTGATTTTATCTGCTTCTGTCAGCAGCGCTTCTTGGCTCGTAACAATAAACCCTTTGACGCCATGCTCCATCTGCAGATGACCTTTATCGCGAACGACAAATTGCACGCCTTTACGATTTTCGCTTGCTGCTTCGACAGCTGCATAGTGATCTCGAATAGCCAAAACGCCTTTACTTCCCTTTTTCCGAAAAGCAGTGATTCCTTCATGCACGACCGCATCGATCACGCTGCTATATTGATACATCGCTTCGTTGTCAAACATCTGATCCTCTCTCCTCTCTTCGTTGATTCTCACTTTTAGCAAACAAAAAAGGACAAGATCCCTCCCTGCAGAGAAATCTTGTCCTTTTAAACAAAAATCTCGCGCAGGAAAAGGAAACTTTTTCACATGCACGAAACGTTCAAAAACCTTATAAAAATGCTTGAAAACTTGCTTTTAAGCATTGTCAAATAAGCCTACTTATGCTATAATTTTTTTATCAATTTTAAATTAATAGCTTGTAGGGTTTCGTCTTTTTAATGTGTTTTTGGTCGAACACATTAAAGTGCATTTTGGTCAATGCATGGGCGATTCCTTTTTTATTTACTTGTTGTTTACACAATACAACAAGTTTTTTTTTTTGTAAACTATCAATTTTTCTCACAATAAGCTTACTCCTATATAATATTTGATAAAAAGATATAAATATCTTTTTATCTTTTTATCTATATATACTTTTATCTTTTTATCTCTTTATCTTTTTATCTATATATCTCATTATCTTTTTATTTTTTTATCTATATATCTTTTTATCTCCTGTAAAGTATTGCTGTTATGCAATTTACAATTAATTTTATAAGTTACTATGTTACTTTATACTACAAATAATTTATATAACCTCCGAATATTTATCTTTTTTCGCTTTACATAAAATTCAAGGAATGTTATTATGTGTTTATCAGATAAATTTATCTTTTTATCCTTTTATCTTTATTACAAATATATTACAGGAGGCGAGAGAATGTTTAATAGTCCGGCTTATATAGAAGAATATAAAAAAGTGCAGAAAGTACTAAGTGATAATCGATGCAGAGTTATTATTAATGCAAATCAAAAAGGTGGAGTAGGGAAAACTACCAACACCACTATGGAGGCAATTATTCTTGCGCATGTCTTTAATAAAAAAGTTTTATTGATTGATGAAGATATGCAAGGTAATGAAACTAGTTTCATGAGTAAAACTTATGATGTTATAGAGTTCCCCATGTCACTAATGAAAGCAATTGAAGAAGGAGACTTAACAAAAGCGATTGTTAATTTAGACGAAAATATTGATATTATCCCTGGTAGTTACGATATGAGAAAAATGGTTAATTTTTTAATTGGTAAATTCAAAACTGAAGAAGCACAAACTTTTTATCTCTCTTCACTTATAGACAAAATTCGTGATGACTATGATTTTATTTTTATTGATGTTCCACCTTCTACAGATTTAAAAGTAGATAATGCTGTAGTTGCTGCTGATTACTTAGTTGTGGTTCAAGAAACTCAACAATTTGCATTAGAAGGCTCAAACACCTTTATTTCAACTTATCTTAATACCTTAGTAGATGATTTTGGCAGTCGCTTCAAAACAGAAATAATTGGTATTTTACCAGTTTTACTACAGAAAAAAAGAAAATTGCATGAAAAAATACTAGAAACTACAAAAGAAAAATTTGGTAAAGAAAATATATTTGGAACTACAATAAACAATCACGCAAGACTAGAGTTATATGGTAAATTTGGCGTTCAATTTGAAGATCATTGGGATCGAACAATGTTTGCACTCTATACTGATATAGTACAAGAGATGCTTGAACGTATGCAGCTTATTGAAAACGGCAGTGATTTAGATAACTATCAATATAAACCAATTTTTTACAATCCAAAAATTGGTAAAGTAACTGCTTTGGGAAAGGAGATTGTTGTTAATGGCTCGATTAATAGATCGTAAAGACAAGGAACAAGCACAAGTAAAAACTCAAGCAGATACATCGAGAAAAGTTAATACAAAGTCCAACTCCGAAAAAAAAGTTAATGCAAAAGACAGGAAAAATATTAAGGTTAACCCTGACGATATGTTATTAATTGATACAATAGCTAATAATTTCTTTGAAACAAAATTAAAACATTATGAATTGGTAAATCTCTTATTAGAAAACTGGGTGGATACTAAGCTAGAACCAAGACAACAAAAGATACTTAAGGATTTATTGAAAAACAGATAGTTTTATCTAAAGATAATTAGATAAAAAGATAAATTTATCTAATTATCTTTTTATCCTTTATGCCCACCGACCAAATCAGAACGTTTCAACCCGGTAGCACCATCAATCAAACTATTAGCATGCATCAATGCATTAAATCCATATCGATCACGAATCTTATCAATCGTACGCTCTAGCTGCTGTTGCTGGAGCGTTTTTGTATAGTCTTCAAATACGCTCAGCTGCATCGATGTTTTTCTTTTGATGCCTGCGCAGCTAACCGCAACTGATCTAACGGCATCATTTTCCTGATACTTCCAAAACATTTCAAGAAAGTAGGGGACAAGCTCCTTGCTACTGTCGGTGGCCATTATCTTTTTTTGGTGGCTAAAACCGTTTCTAGTGGAATATCGGCTGTAGCCGGCGCTTAGATGAATGACGCTGGTATCGACGTGATGATTGCGCAAACGCATCGCTACTTCTTCGACCATTTCCTGAATGATAATTGCGATCTGATTCGGATCATGATAATCTTTTTCGAGGATTTGGCTTTTACCATAAGACCTCTCGATTGGCTTATATTTTTCTGACAAACGACTATAATCAATGCCATGCGAATGATAGTAGAGCTGCTCTCCAATCACACCTAAACGCTTTTTTAAATAGGAGGGAGGCATCTGGCTCAAACCATAAATGCTATAGATACCCATTCGCTCTAGCTGAAAAGCAGTACGTTTTCCGATTCCCCAAAAATCAGTTACTGGACGGATCTTCCATACAGTTTCCGGTACATCTTTATATCGCCACTCCGCAATACCTGATTTTTGATGTTTAGCTGCATTATCCAGGGCTAATTTTGCAAGAAGGGGATTGTCGCCAATACCAACCGTGACATACAGCCTTAACTCCTTTAAAATATCTGCTTGTATCTTTTTTGCGATGACTTCCGCTGATCCAAATAGTTTTTTACTATGTGTCACATCCAAAAAGGCTTCGTCGATAGAATAGACATGAAAATCTTCCCTGGATACATATCGAAGGAAGATTTTCTGGATGAGCTCATTTACATGTAAGTACAACTTCATGCGTGGGGGAGCAATAACAATGCGAGGATCGTCCTCTGGCACTTCAAATTTTCTAGATCCTGTCTTGATTCGGAAAACCTTTTTCATTTGTGGACTTGCTGCAAGCACCAATCCTCCGGCGCGATCTGCATTACTCATGACGACTAAAAAAGCCTGAAGGGGATCCAATCCTCGTTTAACACATTCCACACTGGCAAAAAACGATTTCACATCGACACAAAGAATATCGCGAGAAGGGACATGGGTGTAATTTTCTACCTGTACCATTTTTCGATTGTCCCTTCTGAAATATGATTGAGATCGTCAAATGTCAACACAGTGATCTCTCCAGCCATATCTCTAAGATAAATACGATCGTCTTCCACGCCAACGATTCTACCTACCACAAAGGGTAGGGGATAACCATTTTCATCTTCTGTAAGTCGTTGTATCGTTATAGCATGCTGCTTTGTAACCGCATAGCTTAGAATTTGTACCAGGCATTCTTCAGTTTGCTGCGGTAGCCAGGATAATTTTCTTTTTGCTTGTTCTAGTTGTTCTGTATGTTCAGATAGAATCATGCCTTGCCACTTTTGCATGCCTCGATCTCGATAAGCCATTGAAATGACCTCCTCCAACAAGAATAAATGTTCTATTTATGTATTAAATTATACAAACAAACGTTCTATTTGGCAAGTGAATTATATAGAAAAGCGTGTTTTTAAAATAATTACTTCAACATGTCTGCTTATTAGTGATAGGCAAACAAAAAACACTCCATTAGGTGGAGTGTTTTCAGTCAGAGTATAATAGTAACTTATAGATTATGTTCCCAATATATTCTTAATGATTTTTTCTATTTCTTCAGACCTCTCGTTTTTAATTTGATCATTTATATTAGTCAATTCTTCACTGTTATCCACGCTAAAATCCGCAAAAATAATGGGAACTTGCTTCTTCAAACTTTTTGCTTCTTTATCAAAGTTGTTATTTTTCTCCAATCCTGTTTTCACAAAAATAACTTGTAGTGATTCATTGTGCACTTTTGCTCTAAGAATAACTTCTTTCATTAGACTTAGAATCTTTATATTACTTATATTTTCAGCATATGGAAAGATAATGAAATCCGACTTATCAAGGTATAAGCTTTCATCTTGTTTTACATATGGACTTTGGTCTAATATAACATAATCACTCTCTATCTTAGCAGGGAAGGCCTCATAGTCGAGATCGACATATAGACTATTTTTCCCAGACTTATATAGTGCTTCATTAATAATCTTTGCTGTCGTCGTTTTACCTACGCCACCTTTGAAAGATAGAATATTGATAATCTTCTTTGTACCTTTTAAGGTGTTTCTTGAATTTTTTGCTTCTAATTCTCCTTGACCCGTCAAGTATTCCATTCCTTCCTTCGTAATGACATATGTCTTCCCAAATTGTCTAATTGTTCCGTCTAAAAATCGATTCGGATATTTTCTATATAACTGCCTTACATAACTGCTATCAAACCCCCAACGTTCACTCGCAACTGCCGCACTCATTAAATCCTCGTCCATTAAATCATATTTTCTTCTCAATTCATTCACCTCATCACAACTATACCCTATATAGGGTATTAAATCAATTTATTTTGAGTCTTATAGAGAACGATCCATTTTTTTCGAGCAATAAAAAAGAAAGAAATCCAATTATGAACCCCTACCAATAAACTGAACAAATAAAAAAGAACATTATACTGCCCACAGAAGATGATCCCGATAAGCAGTCGGGGTCATCTTTTTTAATTTTTTCTGATAACGATGATTGTTGTAAAATTCAATATACTCTTCGACAGCATACCAAAGGTCTTGTAGTGTTTCTCTTCTTTCGGATAATACTACATCCTTCATATGTCCGAAAAATGATTCTATTGGTGCATTATCCCAACAGTTCCCCCGCCTCGACATGGATTGAATTAACCCGATATCTTTTACTTTTTCCTGGAAAACAGGATATGTATAATGAATACCTTGATCTGAGTGGATATATCTGTCCATTAATGGCATATCTTTAATCACATCATTCAATTTATCCAGTGTTTCATAAACTAAGTTCATTTTTAAGCTAGTTGAGAAGTGGTGTGCAACAATCTCGCCAGTAGAACCATCTTTAACAGCTGAAAGATAAGCCCATTGTCCACTTCCATAAGGAAGATAAGTGATATCTGTTAGAAACACTTTATATGGCATATTATGATTAAATTGGCGATTGAGAATATTTTTCTTCGTAGCATTTTCTTGAGTTGCCTTCATGATTTTACGATACGGTTTAGCTGCTCTTATTGTTGATATAATGGCATTTTTACGCATAATTCTTCTGATTTTTTTATGATTCATTATTATACTGTATTCATTTTCTAGCGCCATTTTTATTTCATCGATGCCACATTTCTTCTTATCGAGAAATACCCTATATAACAATTGGAAATCTTCCCAATCATTGCGCTCACATTCATTTCGTTTATAGCTACTACTTAGCCAGTAATAATAGCCACTTCTACTTACCCCCGCAAGATTACACAAATGATTAACCATGCCAACAAGTTGATTTTCACGAATAATTTGGTTAATTAATTCAAAGCGTTCCTGTTTAGTTAAGTCGTTTTTTCTGTCGTTTTTCACGCTCCTCTCGTGCAATTCTAATTTTTTTACTAGTTCAAGATTACCCTCCAAATAGGCTATACGGGCATTAGCTTTTTCTAAAGCTTCTTCTAACGATAGTTGTCCTCTTGATCCATATGGACCACTCTGACCAGTACCACAAGTCTCTTGAAGCAATATATCTTCGCCATGTCTTTTATATAATTTTTTCCAACGAGACAGTGATTGGTTCGCTTTTCCTTCTCCAATTAAACGGAAAGGAAGTCCTGCAAGTTCAAATATCTGAGTGGCCGTCATGCCTTGTAGGCTCTGTTTAATTGCCTTTGTTTTGAATTCTGATGAATAGGTGATGCTTCTCTCTGTCACACTTTTGATATTCGGATTATTTTCCAAATTTTTAATTTCAGATTGGTTATAAATCTTTTTACTCAAAATGCCCACTCCCTTCTGTATAACTCAAATAAAGTATACCGAAAACTAACAACACTCTTTTTTTTGAGTGTTCATTTTTCGGGTAGAGATTCAAGGCGTTTATATGGCCTTCTTGCTTTTACACAATTATATGGACTTTATCCTTGACGCTACCCATATTACTCAATAGATTAATATCAAATGGTGAAAATCAACGAAAAAAGGAGATCTATCAAGCAATCTCCTTCCCAATAAATCTCCTCTTATATAAAGTTATTTATGAACACTGATTTAAGCTAAGCTGCCGATATCACAATCTCATCATCCACTAAATCAGCCTTCAAGTTTTTGACATCTAAGTGGTCAAGGTAAAAATCCGTTACCTTATCACGAATTTGTTGTTCAATTACTCGCCGTAACGGCCGCGCACCCATTGCTTCATCATAGCCTTGTTCCATCAGCCAATCTTTGGCCGCTTTAGTTACCTCAAGTTTGATGGATTTTTTGGCTAAAGTTTTTTGTACATCCGACAACATTAAATCGACAATTTGACTTAAGTCTTGCTTAGTCAGATGTGAAAATTCCACGATTCCATTAAAACGGTTCAGAAATTCTGGGCGGAAAAATGGTGCTAACTTATCCATTAATGACTGATCTCGTTGCTCGTCACCACTTAATGATTCATTACCAAAGCCAGCATTAGAAGTAGCAATAATAATCGTATTTTTGAAATTAATGACATTGCCTTGTCCATCCGTTAAGTGCCCATCATCCATCACTTGTAACAGTAACGTTAATACTTGTGGATCAGCCTTTTCAATTTCATCTAATAATACAATGGAATATGGATTACGCCGAACCCGTTCAGTTAGAGTATTAGCATTATCTTCATAGCCTACGTATCCAGCCGAGGTACCAATTAATTTCGACACAGCTGTACGATCAGCATATTCACTCATATCTAGCCGAATAATCGCATTTTCATTTCCAAACATATCTAAGGCTAATTGCTTAGCTAATTCAGTCTTTCCTACGCCAGTTGGGCCCACAAACAGAAAACTTCCAATCGGCTGATCACCCTCTGAAAAGCCCGCACGGTTACGCCGAATTGCTTTTGCTACCATTTCAACCGCTTCATCTTGACCGATTACCTTACTTTTCAGACGCTTATCAAGATTTTTCAAGCGCTCAATATCATTAGCGCCCATATCAGAAACTGGTATACCAGTTAAACGTTCAACCGATTGTGCCACATCATCAATCGTGGCAGTGATTTTTTCTTTTTGATCCGTTTCTTTAATTTTTTGCTTGGTTTCCTCGATCGACTTCTTGATATCAGCGGCTTTTGTAAAGTCCTCCGCTTTAATGGCGGCCTCCTTAGCTGCCTCTAATTTTTTAAGGCGTTGATCCAATGTCTCAACATCAGTTTGCGAATTTTTAGCCGCTAAATGAGCCGCAGTCATGTCGATCAAATCGATAGCTTTATCTGGCAAAGTGCGTTGTGGTATATATTGGATTGAATAATCCACAGCCGCCTTCAAAACATCATCTGGTAATACAACATGATGATGTTTTTCGTACAGCTCTTTAACACCTTGTAATATACGTAAAGTGTCAGCGGCCGTCGGTTCATTAATCACAACATCATTGAATCGCCGTGCCAAAGCCGCATTTTTCAAAATAGTATTGCGATATTCATCTTGAGTCGTAGCCCCGATTACACTCAGCTCGCCACGTGACAAAGCAGGTTTAATGATATCAGCCAATCCTTTGCCACCATCTTCACCACCAGTGGCACCCGTGCCGAGAATCTGATGAATTTCATCGAAGAATAGAATAATATTACCAGCTGCTTTAACTTCCTCTACCAGCTGTTTAATATTTTCTTCAAAAGAACCGCGATATTGAGTTCCCGCTTCCAAAGACGATAAATCAATCGAATAGATTTCTTTATCTTGAATCGTTTCTGGAACTTTACCAGCCACAATTGCTTGTGCCAGACCTTCGACGACTGCAGTTTTACCTACACCGGCATCACCAACTAAGATTGCATTATTTTTCGTTCTACGACTCAAAATTTCTGCAGTTTCTTGAATCTCATTCTCACGTCCAATCACTGGATCTAGTAAGCCATCACGAGCCTGTTCCGTCAAATTAGTCCCTAACTTTTCTAAAATCCCTCCTTTTTTAACAGCCTGTTTACCATCTTTAGATACTTCTATTGTTTTATTATTTTGGGGTAGCTTACCAGTTGCTCGGTATTGAGTAAACTCATCCGGTGTCAACGATTGTCCGTTAACTAAATACCGTGCACGCTCCGAATTTTGATTATCCATGCGCCGAAATAATTGATTGAAAACATCATCCATATCATTGTTGAAAAAAGGATCATTTCCGTAAAAATTTGCCATATTACAACACCTCCATAAAAATTTATATGTGTAACTTAGTGACCATAATATCCTTTAAGTTATAACTTAATTGTATCACAATTTTTATGTATCGCTAAGTAAAGTGACTATAGAATCAATTAGAAATAATTAGGATAATTTTGTTTAAACAAATGAGAAATCACTTTCATAAAATGAATTGATTTCCCTACAAGGTTCCCTATTTAATAGCCCTTGATAAAGAACTTGAATTAACAAGTTACTTTCCAGACCAATTTTAATTTAAGAGACTAATACTCATACGCGTGGTGCTAGTTAAATTTAGACAGTAAAAAATCCTGACGGTTTACACTTAGAGCAATCTATAGTAAAGAAGTGTTAAGCGTATCAGACTAAGACTTTGCTTTTTCGTGGGCTTCGATTGCCAGAACGACCTTTGAAACTTCGTTCAATTCATTACCTCATTTCTTTTATTATTTATGATACGGATTAAAGCGTACTCTTTGCCCAAAAAAATATTGTTAATAGGAACTCGATACAGATTAGACAGCTCATTTAAAAGAGAAAATGGAATATCAGAACTATCTTTTTCATATTTGGACAACGTTTGAAAATGCACATCAGCAGCTTTAGCGGCTTCTTTGCTAGTGAATCCAGCATTAACGCGCGCTGCCTTTAACGACATAGCAGATTATTTTGGCGTATTGAAGTCTACGATTGATCCGCGGTATGGCGAGATATCGAAAAATTTAATACCTGTTGAAAAATATAGACAGATTCCTGTTTTGGGAGAAATTGCTTGTGGAGATCCTATTTTAGCTGAAGAAAATATTGAAGAATATAGAGAAGAGATAGACGAAAACTTGCACAAAAATAACCCGAAAACTAACAACACTCTTTTTTTTGAGTGTTCAGTTTTCGGGTAGGGATTCAGAATAGGCTTAACAGATGAGAGCGTACCTAGTATCTTGCACCTGGATACTCACCAATAATAGCATAATTTAATTAGTAGCTCCACGTCGCTTTAGCTATTTTATTTAACTTTTTACACTTGCTGCTTATGAGTCGCATTTCTAAATTTTCCAAGCAGATACTTGACTTGACTAAATACGGCCGCCGTTAGCAAAACCAAGATGCATCCAAAGATAGTGACCCCTATGTAGTTATCCATCAAAACGTTTAATCGGAATAGCGCTGAAAAGTAAATTTCCATTAACACCGTGATACCTAACATTAAGACCATTCCTACTACATCAAATAAATTATTTTTCATTCTCTTTCTCCATCTCCTTTATTTTTTTATAAAGCGTTGCTCTTGGGACACCAGTATCTTCTACAATTTCAGAAATAGATACATCCAATTGTTTTCTATTCTTCCACATCGCGATTGCTCTCCGAATTTTTTCTTCTGGCTGACCTGTACGACCTAATTTCTTTCCAGCTGCCTTTGCACGTTGTCGACCTTCTCCAGTCCGATTGACGATCATATCTCGCTCAAATTCTGCAAAGGATCCAAGCACATTAAATAACAGACGTTGCATCGCATTATTTTCGGTATCTGCTTCAAACGTCATGTTATTATCTAAAAAAGTGACGCTGACGCCTTTTTCTTTAAATCGGTTCATCACGTTATTTAAATCAATAATCGATCTTGCTAGTCGATCAATCTTTGTCACAAAGACATGATCACCGTTTCTTGCCTGCTTCAGTAAATTTTCAAGCTCATGTCGATTTCTTGTGGTCGTCCCAGATTTTTTTTCAATAAATAGATAATCATCCGTGATCCCAGCATTTTTGAGCTTTTCGATCTGTGTCTGCAGATCTTGACCGACCGTACTCACACGTGCATATCCTAATTTCAACTTTTCCACCTTCTAACAGTCTATAATATGCAATATTCTATACCTTTAATTATAGACTATCTTGTAGACAAAAACAAGCATTTTTAAGTACTTAAAACCCGCATTCGTTCGTCGGCACAAAAAAAGTCTAGAAATTATAATTTCTAGACTCACCTTATTGTTATTAAGATACTTTTTACTAGTTCGATTGTCTTTCTATAATCAGCACAATAGACTTAAATCATGATTTTTAGGTCAAGTGTTTGCTTTTCGAGCAAATAACTGGAAACTATTGTCCTATTTTTATATCCTATGAGTCATTCAATTTCTATATATGTTTTGATTTCTTGTGGTAAAATATTTTTATTTCTTTTCACATAACAAACTTCATTTACGCCACAGCTTGCACTCTTGGCTCTAGCAACTAATATTTCTAACATTTCATTAAAATTTTCTATAACCTCATTTGGGCCCCAATCTTTCCACGATATTTCTATTTCTAGCAAATAGGATTTTGATAACTTCTCCCATTTGTCACTTAAATTATATTTCCCATTTAAAACCGTATCTAAATCAAAGAAAAATTCAGGACGTTTATTTACTGAACTGTAGTTCTTATTACTATCATCAATAAAATAAAAACCATTTATATTAAAATCGAAAGTAATACGCTGTTTCACGTTGTTCCAATCTTCCTGGTTTATATCGATCTCTTTTTCTTCAATTAATAGTGTTTGTTTATTCTCATTGTAGTCTATATTATTCTTTTTCAGAAAATTAGTAAATGAAGAATTTGTACTGAGTAATTCTTCAAGACCTAATAGTCCATTTTCTTTGACAGAAGCAAAACCATCAATTGTGGTTGTTATATGGAAAAATTTAATCGTGGATCGTTCAGCAATTGCTTGGGCGTCTTTTGGAATATAGTTTTTAATGCATTCCGTCGGTTCATCGTCTGAATATTCCTCAAGGAGAGTTTCTAATTTTTCCAAGTCCAGCCTTAAAAACGTTGCTAAAGTTTCTTTAGCCTTATCATTCGTAGATAAATCAAATAACATAATACATTCCTCTAATCTATAGTATTTACTAAGTTATAAATTGGATACTCCCTAATAGAGTCCAAACTATCTTTTTCTAAGCTAAATTCACCTTTGAATCTAGTATTAATTAAAACTTTAGCTGCTAAATGCACGTCTTCTGTATAATTACTATCCTGAACAATATCTTTTAGTTCTTTAATATCGTCAGAGGATAACCCCTTTTTTCTAGCTACTATCTGCCAATAATTGATTTTTTCAATCATGTTATTAGGCTCTTTTTCTAGCAGTAACTCATTTATTGAGGCTGCTAAGCTTAAAACTCTCTTATCTCTGTTGTTATCATAGTCACTTATCAGTTGTAACTCATACCTATTAAAAAGCATTTCCTGATTATTTTGTAGAACACTTTCATTTATTTTGTTTTGTACAGCTTCGAAATTGAAATTATAGACTTTATGAATATTTTGTGTAACCAACATAAAGTTGGGAATGTGTTCGTATGATTTATCATCTATTTTAACCCTCAAATAAAGCTGTTTATCAAAGTTTTCTGACAGGATATTATAGACGTTGTTTTTACTAAAAATAAAATAATAAGCCCTTGATCCAAACTCAAAGTAGACCAACCTATCTTTTTCGCTTATTGTTTTACCTTGCTCTATATCATACATATAAAGCAGTTCTTTTACTTGTTTTTCAGATATATTTTTGATACTTTCACCAAGATTCATTTCAAAATGTCTCATTGCGTTCAGTATTTGAAAATGAACTTTTGAAAATTCTTCAAAGTTTGATGTGTCCGATTCTACGTTTAAATTAATTTCCATTGCGTATCCATTGATTTTGATTTTACCATTTGTTCGCAAATATTCCATAATTTTATGACTGCGCGCTAACGTTTCTATCGTTTCTTCCTCATTTAATGAATAATTAAAACTAATATTTATTCCTCTTTTATCAGCAAGTTCGCGAATATATAGTTTAATTGATTTTGTTATTTCTATACCTTTCATAGTACGATCTATTGAAGAAGTTGATTGAGCATACACTGTATCTATGTAACCAAATTCAATGATAAAATCCAGACTTTCATCAAATAACTGTTTCTCAAACGTAACACTTCCTACAGCACCTTTTTCACCAAATTCACCTTTTGCATAGAGTGTAAATTCTTCTCCATACAGACTTTCTAAGGACGAATAGTCTGTAATAACTAATTCTCTTGAAATATGTACGCCTTCTGGATTAGCTTTCATTTCAGCAAGTTTTTCTTTTGAGATAACAAACTGATGTAAATCTCCTTTTAAATTTTGTAATATTGCCTGAAAACTTTTAGTGTCACCCATTTTAGTGAACGGTATCCTCCGGTTTGTATTGTTATTATTCCTCATATCTTCCATTAGCCTGTTTAATTCAAGTTTTGAAAAAAAGTGATAGTAAGGTGTCTTTATAACTTTTCCATTAATAACTTTCAGGGCTACTTTAAAATACAAACAATGATCATTTGTTTTATCATAAAATTTTAAATCATCTAACACAATATTGAAATTCTCTGTTTTTCTATCCTTAATTTTGTCAAAAGTCCCTTTGATTTGTACATAAAAAACACATTCAACTTGCTCTTTTTTTCTTTTATCACCCTGATCTATATTATAGAAATAGATCATACCATCATATCCAGCCGACTTATCTGCTAATTTAAACTCAGGTTGAGTTTTACTGTCGTAAGCAAAATACTCTATTAAACATGCTGCTGCAAAATGTTCGATTTGTTCATTATTAAAATCTAAAGCCATGATACTCTCCCCTCCTAATTTTTACTGTATCCCTTACATTTAATTATATACTAATTATCGAAATAAAAATATCACATAGCCGGTTTCATTATCTGTTAAGTCCTTACAGTCTTTCTATATATAAAAATATATATGCCTTCTTATCCCAATAAAAACGGGTTTGGCTCATAATTCAACATGGAGAAAGAATCGCATGAAATCCATTATTAAAAATAGTATTTCATGCGATTCCTTTTTATCGTTATTTTAGGTAAAAAGCAACTTTATGTCCAGCCTCTTCATAATAATATTATTTCTTAGCAGGAAATTTAAAGACTGGTAAACTAATGGTCATGATCACCACGAGGATTGCAATGGATAGTATCGAGTTCACTGCGGCAAAGTATTCCTGATTCAAAATTGCCGTTGTAAGATCTTTTATCATATAGATCGTAAATATAATATTTAAAGCTCTGGATGTAGGATAGAAGTTGAGACAACTTTTAAGAGAGGGTAAAATTAATCTCAAAGGAAGGTGTCTTACATGCCCAAACGCTATACAGAAGATTTTAAACAAACGATACTTGATCTTCATGAACAAGGACAAACACCCCGGCAACTGGCTGCTGATTACGAAGTTGGTTACTCCACCATTTTGAAGTGGATTCAAGGGAATACACCTATCAGTCCCGGAGGGCCTACTTCTAACGAAGTCAAACGATTAAAAAAACAATTGAAAGAAAAGGATGAAGAACTCCTCATCTTAAAAAAAGCACTCGGTCTGCTCGCAAAGAAATAGCCATCCTAGAATGGATGAACCAAGAACAAGAAGCAGGCCGCCATAGCATTTTAAAAATGTGTACGAGTCTTGGTGTTTCCAGAAGTTCCTACTATAGGCATTTAAATCTGATTGTTTCCAAAAGAAAGCGAGCCGATCAGTTGTTGGATCAACGTGTTTTACGATTGTATCAAGAAAATCAAGGAATCTATGGAGCTGGGAAACTTCGTTATTTGTTAGCAAGTTCGTACCACGAATATCCGGACATCAGTATCAAACGTGTCCAAAAATCAATGAGAAGACAAAACCTGCGGTCTATCACGGTAAAGAAATTCAAAGCAGGAAGACCGACGAAAAGGATCTTGAAAACTTATAAAAATCTATTGAATCAAGATTTTTCAACGACTGGACTCAATCAAAAATGGGTAGCTGATATTACTTATATCTATACTCTCGCAGACGGCTGGTGCTATTTATCCACCATCATGGATTTGCATTCCCGAAAAATTATTGGGTATCACTTTGATCGAACAATGCAGACTTCTATCGTCCTTAAAGCCCTAGATGATGCATTTTCTAAACGAAAGATAGAAAAAGGACTGATCCTTCATACCGATTTAGGTTCGCAATATACAAGTATCGACTATGAAACAAAGTTAAAAGCAATGAATCTCTGCCATTCATACAGCCAAAAAGGCTGTCCGTATGATAACGCTGGAATCGAGTCTTTCCATGCGCTGCTAAAGAAAGAGCATGTTTACCAACGATCTGCTTATTCCAATTTTGAAGAAGCAAAGCTTCAAGTTTTCAGCTATGTGCAAGGCTTCTATAACAATCGCCGAATTCATAGCTCATTAGCTTATTTATCCCCAAACAAGTTTGAACAGAAAATTTCAGCTGCTTAATCTTAAAAGTCTCTCGTAAAAACTGTTTCAACTATTGACTCTGATCCACTCCTAGTAATCCCCCAATAATAACGTCAATAATTTTATGTTTATTTTTCATTTTTTCTACCGCCTCTATTTTCATATTTTTTTAAAATTGGTTTAAAATAAATTTCTTCCGCATTTTTTCTAGCTTTCACAGCATCCTCAAAACGGATAAACCTACCTAAATTAATATTTTTCCCTTGAAAAGTAATTTGACTTACCCATTTTTTCCTGTTTTTATCATAACAAACACCAGTAACGCCACTTTTGTTAGACGTTAATATTTTTTTATCGGGTTTGATCATATTTATTTTTGTTTTTTCAATAAGAATATGATGTTTTTTTAGCGTATCGACCGCTTTTACGCGATCCTCATTTGTGATCAACTTAGATAAATTTTTAATGCGTTCTACTTCTTTACACCCACAAGTTTTTGTATGGCCACTACTCAATTTTGAAAATATAACTTCAGCAAAATTGCCACAGTCACACTGGCAAAGAACAATACGCTGACCCCTAGATGTCCTTTTCCCTGAATCTTTGATGATCGTTAGCTGCCCGTATTTCTTTCCAATAAACCTTTCAAATTTTTTTGCCGCTGTATCTTTTATTAGACACCCGCAACTCTTTGTATGTCCGCTCGTTAGTTTTGTACCGTTTACCTTACAGGTGTTGCCACAATCACACTGACAAAGATATAAAGTTGCACCGCTTTTACTTCTCTCACTAGCTTTTTTTAAGACAGTAAGTTTGTTCCATTTAATACCCGGTTCAAGAGCCAAATCATCAACCCCCTTTTAAAATGGAAATACGAAGTTGTTCTCACTATCTAGTAATAATTGTGTACCCTTAGGCACAATGTTTTCTTTTGAAAAAAATAGTGCTCGTTTTTCTTCAAATACTCTATGTATCCGTGGTTTTTTTTCAGTTCCTTTATTAACTAGCGTGTAGTTCTTATTTAAAACAAATAACGTTCTTCCTAAATTTAGATCCATTCCCTGCTCATAAGGTACATAACCACCAAATTCGGTTATACGATCAAACTGCAGTTTTTTTGAAACAATCTCTGTTTGTGCTACTTCGTTGATGGTTATTAAGTCTTCGTGTCTTCCTAATGATAAAAAACGTGTGGGCATTCTTCGTAAACTATTTAAAATAAGTTCAAAATCTTCCTCTTTTTTTGGAATAATATGAATAAGCAAATCGATATTATTTAATAGGTTTACAGTCGCAACGCCTCGTGTAACTCCTAAGCCACCTGCATTTATATGGTGCCTTCCCTTTTCAAATTTTTTATTTCCAAATTCATACCGTGTATACAAGTCATTAAATGTATTAAAGTAGTTTCCTTGCACGCTTATGTCCATTTCATGATAGCTGTCAAATCCGCACGCTACATGTACCATCCCGATTACTGTCGAAAACGGTGGTAGCGGAAACGATTCTTTTAATTGGAAAGACATTTTCTTTTTGTAATTAGCTGAATCTTGATGTATACGTACCCTAATCGCTCTAACCATAGATTACAGCCTCCATTCATCTTTGATAAACTCTTTCATATACGCTTTCAAAAAGGATTGAATGACTTTATTTTCCCACTGTTCTTCAATAATGGGATATATAGAGGTAGTAACGTCTTCTGGGCTATCCCCATTCATTCGCCAATTTTTTGCGTTCTCTTTTAGTTCTTCTAAGGAAAGCATGACCTCATTCTCTAAGTAAATGAGGTCGTTGAATACTTTACCGGGATTTTTTGCTAAGGCTTCTGCAATCTTTTGTACATGTAACCCTGTGATTCGATTTGTCACACGTTCCCCACCAGTGAAAGAACGAGCTTTGAAATTATTTAATGCTTGTGCACTTATTCCAGTAACTTTAGAAATGGCATAAACAGTAATATCGTTATCTTCAAAATACATTTGCAAAAGATCAAATTTAACTTTTATCATTTACCATTCACCATGTATATATTTCTCTCCCTGCGCATTAACTAATATAAAGTCAGAGTCAGGAGTAGATGCCTCATTCAAATGTTTTTCATAATTATCAATACTTCCAAAATCTTCTTTTTCTTGTTCATCCAATAGTTCCCAAAGGTTTTCCGCATCTCGTTTCACTAGTTCCGCATATTCTTTTTCCGTTAAAATAGCTCCTGATACTACATTTTTATAAAACATACCGATTCCTCCTTTATTCAAGGCAACTATCGTTGTCTATATTTATATCACATCATAAACAACGATAGTTGTCTACAGGAATATTGTATTTTTACTTATTATTCTGCACAAAAAAAGAAACGAAAATAGCTTCGTTTCTTATTTACCAACTTTCCATGATAGAAGGATGATCAGATAAATACTGTTTGATTTCTTTTGCAATACATTTTGGGTATTGTAATAGACTGACCCGGTAGCCAATTAAAATCACCGGTGATACATCAATAAATGCTAGCTTGGATCCACCTTCCATATGTATGTTTTTCTTTACATCGATCTTTAAAATCTCTGCCATTTCTGCCGGAGAAATATCCCCAAATCTTTTTCTTATTCTCTCTCTAATTTCATCCACTGCTCTCACTCCTGTCTCTTTTTTTCGCATACTGAAGTATGGTATAATAAACGTTGCAAGCAAGTTTATGGTGGTGGCTAGCCTCTTCTCAAAGAAAGAGGTGATGCCTATGATTTTTTTGTTAGGCTCTCCTGGAAAGGATATGCAATGACCGTTTATGAAGCATTGTCTTTCGCAATCGCTTTTGCAACCCTTGTGTTGCTCATAAGTAGTCAAAATGACAAAAAAAAATAACCACACATAAACTTTGACCGGTTTCGTGGTTATCTTTTTAACTATAACGGCTAGTCACCATCTTAAATGGGCTTGTATGAGGGCTATGTTGACGCATAGCCCTCTTTTCATTGTTAGTATACCACAATAGCCATTTTAAAAACAAGAAATTCTTCTTTTACTAGTCAGGCATTCCCTTTGTTGCGCATATTTTCAATCGCTAGTTCCAGGTTTCCATTAGCATCGATCAGCGCCAACTTACATGTCAGTAGACCGACATCTGTTTGCTGATGTAACTCTTTTATGCTTTCCATCGATGGTTGATAACGCTGCAAGTCAAAACTAAAAACGAGATAACCTGGTTTTTGTTGAAAATCGGTTAGATAGGTAATTCGTGCCGTTACTTCCCTTCCTGTATAATCGCCTTTTTCCCATTCTTTTAATCGAACCATATCTCCCACACAAAAAACACGATCGTTCTTTCGAATCTCAAAAGTCTTTCTTTTAGCCACGACTTCTGCAAAATAAATCGGTAAAATTTTTAAATCATGTATACGTGCCATCTTCAGTCCCCATTTTCTTTAATTAATTTGATCACGTTGCTTAAATTTCTTTCCCTCACGATAACCAGTATGATAAGCCTCAAAGTCTTTCACTTCATGAGAAACATCTTTCCCTGTAACAAATTCTATTTTAGCAATTTCATCTTTAACCACATCCGGAAGCTGTAAAGCTAATTCATAGCCATTCGTCACAACTTGCTGATCAAACAAAGACTCGAGCGCGCTTAAATATCCTTCGATATAGTCTTGTTTCATTTGCCATTTTCTTTTTCTTTTTCGTTTGATCTCCGGCCTCTGCATATACTTTCTTGCCGAGTAACCGATACTGCCAGTTGCATACTGAAAAGTTATCTCTGCCAATTGGACATCTGACTGTAGCCCCATAAATATAAGCTGCGTAGATTCATTCGTTATATAAAAATCTTCCACGCGAAAGTTTTTCGCAATAATCCAAGCTAACCGATACATCCACCTGCGTGGTCTACCATCGTAGACTGCAGTCTGGATAACTTCTTCTGATAAGTTTTGCTTACGGTGGTCAAATATGTCTGCTTCCGAAATAGCATGCTCCGTCATCAATGCTTGCGCCCTTGCAAGCGCGGATCTCGATTCTTCATCGGAAGCATCCGCTGCTAATGCAAGTAGTTTTTTTACCTTTCTAAGCAAATCGTCATTAGCCATCAAAATTCCTCCTCTATCTTAATCAACAATCCTTGCTCTTTGATTATCTCCCCCAGAGTTTTTTTGGTAGATTTTACAGATGGTACCGTCGCTCGTCTCGATAACTCGTATTGGAGAACATCAAGGGCATCATCTAAGGACCTAATAACAGCTTCTAAATGAGAAATAGCTTCTTCCATTTCTCCATATCTTGCGGATCCCTGAAGGTTCTCAGGTATATTGTCTATCGCTTCTTGCTCTTCTTCCATGATCGATTCAACTTCTTCAGTTTGTTTAATTATAAATTCTATAGATTGATCAATTCTCTTTCGTCTTGCAGCGTTCATATGATCTCCTCCTTAACTTATATATTAATTATAACATTTACATATGTATATGTTATAACAGCGATATTACAAACTCATTACATTTACATATGATAATGTATATGTTTTAGACTTTTATGCTATAGTCAATGTGAGGTGTTTTATTATGAATAAAAAAGAGTTTATTGATTTTGCTAGAGAAAATTTACTTTCTTCTCATCAAGCAAGACATATCACAGGCCAATCAAGAGCAGCGTTTAATCAATCCGTTACAAATGGTTATTTGAAACCAGCTTTAGAGTTAAAAGAATCTGATACACGGGTACTGCGTCTTTATTTTCAAGATGAAGTCATTGCCTATAAAGAAAAGATGTCCGACTGGCAAGCAGCACGCAAAAAATAAAAAGTATATACATTGTATATACTTCGTGTTATAATAAAGGTATTAAAGGAGGTAAGGCTTATGACCACCGTTAGCGTTAAAAAGTGGGGAAATAGCAAAGCTGTTCGTCTCCCCAATAATCTATTAAATGCCTTAGACATCAAAGAGAACGATGATTTGAAAGTGGAAGTGATCAATAATCAGATGATCCTTACCAAAACAGCTATCGATCTCCGAATCGAGGATCTGTTTGCCAATTACCAGGGCGAACCCTTCCAAACTGAGCTGCAAACATTCGAACCAATCGGAGATGAAAAATGGTAAAGCAAGGCGATATTATCAAGATCAATCTAAATCCAAAACAGGGACACGAGCAGCAAGGCTATCGGCCCTATATTTGCCTCAGTCATCATCTGGTAAGTGATTATGCAAATATCGCGATCTTTGCCCCAATCAGTAATACACCGCGCACCTATCCGTTATATGTGCCTTTGACAGGGACAACCACAACCGGAAAAGTATTGCTGGATCAACTAGTTACGATCGATTACAACGCTCGTAAGCATCAATACGTGGAAACTGTTTCGGATCCATTGCTCACAAAGCTATTAGATACAGTAAAAGTTATTTTTCAAAAGAACGAGAGATCAACCAACTAAACAAGCTGGTTGATCTCTTTTAGTTTTATTCTCCTGCTTTGGCTAATACCGATAGTGACTCCTCTTCGGGGTCCCGAGCGCCAACGGGGAATTTGTATCGATAAGGAGATTTCCTTTGATCTCACCTGTTATTTTGTACAATAAGGAATGCTTTCAGAATAATTCAAAAAACCAACTAGACAATAGCGGTAATTAATCTTTCACTTTCATTAATCGTAAGCCATTTAACGTGACTAAAAGAGTCGCACCCATATCCGCCATAATTGCAATCCATAATGTTAACCACCCTGGAATGACTAGCAAAAGAGCAATCAGTTTGATGACCAAGGAAAATGTGATATTTTGCTTAATAATTTGGAGTGTTTTTCTACTCAACTTTACCGTGAAAGGTAATTTTTGTAAGTCGTCTCCCATTAAGGCAACATCAGCTGTTTCAATGGCTGTGTCAGTTCCAGCTCCGCCCATTGCAATTCCAACCGTGGCCGCTGCTAGGGCTGGCGCATCATTAATACCGTCTCCAACCATGGCCACTTTACCAAAGTTTATTTTCAACTGTTTAATGTAATCTAGTTTATCTTGGGGCATTAACTCACCTTCTATTTCAGAAACACCCACCTGTTGGCCAATTGCTTGCGCTGTGGCTTGGTTATCGCCAGTCAACATAATAGTTTTTTCAATCCCCAGCTCATGAAGTCGTTTAATAACATGTTGACTGGATGACCTAACCTCGTCAGCAACTGCCACTATAGAAATCAGTTTCTGATTTGTTCCAAAAAGCATAGCAGTCTTCCCTTTAAGTTGTAAGTCACTCACTTGTCGATGAATGGAGTCAGTAAATTGCGATGCTAGTAATTCCTTAAATAGAACGGGACTTCCAACATAATAGGTGTTACCATCTACAGTTCCTCTAATCCCTTTTCCTGTGATGGATGTAAAATCGTTCACATTAATACTAGTTAAATCCATTTCTCTCGTTTCTCCATACTTAATAATGGCTGAAGCAAGGGGGTGTTGAGATAATTGTTCCAGTGCTGCCATGATGATATAGTTTTTATTATGTTGAATGTTTGTGGCTTCTGTTAGTTCAATATAATCAGTGACCACCGGCACACCTTTTGTCAAGGTACCAGTTTTATCGAACGCAATGGCTTTTAGCCCACCAATTTCTTCTAAATACACACCACCTTTTACCAATACGCCATTTTTAGCTGCATTTCCAATGGCGGTGACGATGGCAACAGGAGTTGAAACAACTAAGGCGCAAGGACACCCAACCACTAATACAGATAACCCTTGATACACCCACGTTTCCCAGTTTCCACCAAACAGCAATGGCGGTACTGTTGCAATCAGTGCGGCGATCACAATAATGGCTGGCGTATAATATTTAGCAAATGTATCAACAAATGCTTGAGCTGGAGCACGTTCACCTTGTGCCTCCTCAACTAAGTGAATAATTTTTGAAATCGTGGTATCTTCTACTCGTTTTGTGACCGCAACTTCAAGCAATCCTTCTTCATTTAACGTTCCAGCAAAAACGGAATCATCGATGTTTTTTTCAACAGGAATAGATTCACCAGTAATCGCTGCTTGATTGACGGCTGAATAACCTTTCACAACGTGACCATCCATCGCAATTTTTTGACCAGGTTTTATAATCATAATGTCGCCAATTTGAATGTCATCTACATGAACCATTCTGTCGGTGCCCGAGCGTCTCACAAGTGCTTCTTTTGGCGCAATATCCATTAGGGAACGAATAGATTGTCGTGCCTTATCCATCGAGTAACGCTCAAGCGCCTCGCTTACTGCGAATAGAATCACCACAATGGATCCTTCTGCCCATTCACCAATGAAAGCAGCTCCAATAATAGCTATTGTCATCAGTGTCTCCATTGTAAATTCAAACTTCAATAAATTTTTGAATCCTTCCTTAAAGAGAGAATAGCCTCCTATGAAAATTGCAAAAATAAATAGTGCATTAGTAAGATAAAAGTCCTCCCCATTCATGATCTGTGACGCATACCCCACTGCAATAAATAATCCAGAAAGCAATAATCGCCAATTTTTTCTAATAAACGATTGATGGTCAGTAAAGTGCTCTGGATCAGTAAAAGATTCTTTCTCTGGAATGATTTTCAAGTGTTCAAATGCTCCAGCCTGTTCAACTTGTTGAATACTTGCTTCACCTGTTACCGTGATTTTTGATGCGCCAAAGTTTACAATAGCTTCTGTTACACCCTCAATTTCTTTTACATTCCGTTCAAATTTGGCCGCACAATTTGTACAGCTTAATCCATCAACTCTATAAACAGTCTTTTCTGCCATTAGACTCCCACTCCTTCAAAATTAAGTAATATAAGTTTTATCCGATCTCTAACCCTTTCATTCGCAAGAGAATAATAAACAAGCTTTCCATCTTTTCGATAGTTCGCAATCCCTTGCTTCTTTAAAAAGCGTAAATGGTGGGACGTAGCGGCAACTGTTGCTTCGACAATATTAGCTAGATCGCATACACAAAGTTCATTTTCTGTCAGTAATGCATACACAATTTTAACCCTTGTTTCATCAGACAGAATTTTAAATATTTGACTGATAGTTGTAACTTCTACGGTTTCCAGTCCAGTCTTCACCCGTTTTACTTTTTCTTCATCAATACAAGTAATTTCGCAAATATCTACAGTCATATTCAGTTTCTCCTTCCAACACTCAAAGAGACACTTGAATGTTTATAGGGGTGATTATACTCTGTTCCAATCTGATAGTCAAGTGTTCGTTTGAATAACAATTGACTATTATAACCAGTACCTTAAATGGTCGTTTATGGCACTTTTTGAATTCATCTGTTTTTCATCCGTTTGAGCCCTAAACCAGGTACCAAAACTCGTTCTTTTTTCAAAGTGCCTATATGGTAATTATTGATGAGTTATGGTACATTTAAGTCATTAATAGTAAGGAGGCTTTTTATGATTTTTGGCTATGCTCGAGTGAGTACAGAGGATCAAAATTTGAATTTGCAAATTGATGCACTCACCCAACACGGTATCGATAAACTATTCCAAGAAAAGGTGACGGGTTCAAAACGAGACCGTCCACAATTGGAAGACATGATAAAGGGGTTACGTGAAGGTGACTCAGTGGTTATTTATAAACTTGATCGAATTTCACGTTCAACTAAACATTTGATTGAGCTTTCAGAAACGTTTGAAGAGCTTGGGGTTAATTTTATCTCTATTCAAGATAACGTTGATACCTCTACTTCTATGGGAAGATTCTTTTTCCGAGTCATGGCTAGTTTAGCAGAGTTGGAACGTGATATTACAATTGAAAGAACCAAATCAGGTCTTGAAGCAGCAAGAGCACGTGGAAAAAAAGGGGGGCGACCAAGTAAAGCCAGTCAATCAATTGAGTTGGCTTTGAAAATGTACGATAGTAAGGAATATTCAATTAATCAGATTCTTGATGCCTCTAAACTAAGCAAAACAACCCTATACCGCTATCTTAATGGAAGGAAAAACTAACTTATGGCATTAAAGAAAATTTTAACAGCAGCACAGCGGGAGCAACTTCTTTCTGTCGATCACTTATCTGAAGAGGATTTTCAAGCTTATTTCAGTTTCTCTGACTCTGATTTAGATATCATCAACCAACACAGAGGGGATATCAATAAGTTAGGGTTTGCCATTCAGCTCTGCTTGGCACGATACCCTGGGTGTTCGTTGAGTAACTGGTCCATCCAATCAGACCGTTTAATCTCTTATGTAAGGCGCCAGTTACATCTTGACTCAATTGAACTGGCCTTATACGCCCATAGGAACACACGTGCCAATCACTTTAATGAGATATTAGAAACATTTAGGTATCAGCGTTTTGGAAGTGTCGACACACGCAATCAATTAATAGCATTTCTTATTAAGCTGGCATTAGAAAATGATGACTCTACCTATCTCATGAAAAAAACATTAGGCTTCCTCACCCAAAATCGAATTATTTTTCCATCGATAGCGACACTAGAAGACATTATCAGCCATTGTCGTGATAAGGCTGAAAGCACACTGTTTTCAATTCTTCTGGATTCACTAACAGAAACACAAATCGAGAAATTAGATGAGTTGTTTCTAGTATATAAAGAAACGAAGATGACTAAACTCGCCTGGTTAAAAGATATCCCTGGCAAAGCCAATCCAGAGAGTTTTATGACCATTTGCAAAAAAGTTGAGACGATTACGGTTCTTGAACTAGGAACAATCAATGTGTCGCATATTCACCGAAATAGATTTCTTCAGTTAGCACGATTAGGTGATAATTACGATGCCTATGATTTTTCTCGTTTTGAATTCGAAAAAAAGTATTCCTTACTCATTGCTTTTTTAGTGGATCATCATCAGTATCTGATCGATCTGCTCATTGAAATTAATGACCGGATTTTAGCGGGGATTAAACGAAAAGGGATGCACGATTCGCAAGAACTGTTGAAAGAGAAAGGGAAGTTGGCGACTGAAAAATTAGAACATTATGCGTCTCTGATTGATGCACTTCATTTTGCAAAAGACAACGACAGTAATCCTTTTGACGAAATAGAACGAGTTATCCCCTGGCATGACTTAATCCAAGATGGAGAAGACGCTAAACGAATTACTGGTAAGAAAAATCACGGATATTTAGAAATGGTGAGAAATAAAGCCACTTACCTTAGAAGATATACCCCAATGCTTTTAAAAATACTCTCGTTTAAAGCAACCTCATCTGCACAACCAATTCTTACAGCGCTTACTCAAATAAATGAGTTAAAAAACGATGGTAAACGGAAAATACCAGCAAACACATCCATTGAATTTGTGAGTAAAAAATGGGAACGTCTTGTTCAACCTGAAGAAGGAAAAATAGACCGATCCTTCTACGAGTTGGTAGCGTTCACAGAGTTAAAAAATAATATTAGATCAGGAAATATTTCGGTAGAAGGAAGCTTAGCCCATCGAAACATTGATGATTACTTAATCAGTTCCGATGCTTGCGTTAACTCACTCACTATTCCAGATACATTTGATGATTATTTGACTTCTAGGGGCGCAATATTGGACTCACAACTACAATATTATTCGAATTCTGGCAAAAGTTCAGCCAAAATGGTGCTAAAAAAATTGGAGAAAGTTACACCAGATGAAGCAGAGGAATATAGAAAAAAACTTTATTCAATGATTCCCAAAATAAGATTAAGTGACCTATTAATAGAAGTGGATAGCTGGACTCAATTTTCGCAAGAATTTATCCATGATTCAACTGGAAATCCGCCAAATGAACGAGAAAAGAAAATTGTTTTTGCCACTTTATTAGGATTAGGAATGAATATTGGGCTTGAGAAAATGGCCCAATCCACCCCCGGAATTACTTATCCTCAATTGGCGAATACTAAACAATGGCGGTTTTATAAAGAAGCCTTAACCTGTGCCCAATCTATTTTGGTTAATTTTCAATTAGGAATTCCTATAGCTGATTTTTGGGGAGAAGGTAAAACGAGTGCTTCCGATGGAATGCGTGTACCAGTAGGTGTATCCGCCATTAAGGCTGACGTGAATCCACATTATAAAAGCTTAGAGAAAGGCGCCACAATGATTCGGTCAATCAATGACAGAAATACCTCACATCATGTTGAAGTTGTTTCGACCAACACGAGAGAAGCGACTCATACATTAGATGGCTTGCTTTACCACGAAACAGATTTAGATATTGAAGAACACTTCACTGACACAAATGGTTATACAGATCAAGTGTTTGGTATGACGGCTTTACTAGGGTTTCATTTTGAACCCCGTATTAGGAATATAAAAAAGTCTCAATTATTTTCTATAAAGCCAACTTCAGAATACCCTGATTTATTAGGGCTCATCAGTGGTAGGATCAATATAAAAACCATTGATGAAAGTTACGAAGAAATTAAACGAATCGCTTATTCCATTCAAACTGGTAAAGTCTCAAGTTCGCTAATTTTAGGAAAGCTAGGTTCTTACGCACGAAAAAATAAGGTAGCTACCGCTTTAAGAGAATTGGGACGGATTGAGAAGAGTATTTTCATGATAGATTATGTGACAGATGATAGCTTAAGACGTAAGATTACCCATGGTTTGAATAAAACGGAAGCCGTAAATGCTTTGGCAAGAGAACTATTTTTTGGTCGCCGAGGTAAATTCATGGAACGTGATATTCGTCGGCAACTTCAAAGTGCAAGTGCACTAAATGTTTTAATAAATGCTATTAGTATATGGAACGCCGTCTATTTACAAGAAGCCTATGATTATCTAGTGAAAATAGATCCAGAAGTAACCAACTATATGAACCATATTTCTCCTATTAATTGGGAGCATATTACGTTTCTTGGTGAATACAAATTTGATTTGTTATCTATTCCCAAGAGGTTGAGAAAATTAAACATAGAAAAATAGAGAGTCGTCAAACGTTGATATTACGGGAATTTGTAATCCTTATCGATACAAATTTCCCGTAGGCGCTTGGGACCCCTAATAAAACATTTTCATTAGAAACGAAGCTTTCAGCTCTTAAATACTTAGAGGAAGGCTGTTATTCTGCAAGAGAAATTTGCAAGATGTTTAATGTGAATCCAAATTGATTATATGAATGGCGTACTAAATATCAATTTGGAGGAACAGAGGCATTACTTCGTCCTAATAAAAATAAAAGATATCCTGACGAATTGAAGAAAAATGCCGTAGAAGATTACTTAACAGGTAGTTATTCAAAGTATGAGATCATGATTAAATATGGAATTAGTGGTCGAAAAGTATTCAATAGCTGGATTAAAAAATATAATAGTCATAGTGAAGTAAAAGACTCGAATCAAAGGATGAGCCAAACTATGACTAAAGGAAGAAAAACGACTTTTGAAGAACGCGTCGAAATCGTGAAAGCTTGTTTAACAAATGAAAAGGATTATAAAACAACGGCAGTTCAATATGATGTGACGTATCAACAAGTATATCAGTGGGTGCGTAAGTTTGAAGAAGGTGGGGAAGTATCTCTTCAGGATCGTCGTGGTCGAACAAAACCAACAGGAGAGCGTACACCTGAGGATGAATTACGTCTAAAAATTCAACAGATGGAACGTGAGAATGAACGATTACGTGCAGAGAATTTACTTTTAAAAAAGTTAGAGGAAATCGAAAGGAGGCGTCGTTAAGTAGAGTTCGCATTCAAAGTCGTTATCTGGCGATCCAAGAGCTAGCGAAGAATGAGAACTTATCGATTGTTTTATTATGTGAAATCGCCAACGTATCGCGTGCAGCTTACTACAAATGGTTAAATCGTCAACCAGCAGCACAGGAACTAGAAAACCACCAGCTAGTAGACTCTATCCAACATTTATATAAACAAGTAGATGGTATTTACGGCTACCGCCGCATCACGATGACTATTAACCGCCAACGTGAAAAAGAAGGCTTGCCAAAAGTAAATAAGAAACGAATTTATCGCCTGATGCAAATTTGCGGTTTGGAAGCCGTGATTCGACGTCGCCCGAAAAAGTATCGAAAAGTGAAACCTGATTACGTGGCTGAAAACGTGTTAGCACGCGAATTCACAGCGGAAAAGCCGAATCAAAAATGGTGTACAAATGTGACGGAGTTCAAGTATGGAAATGGGAAGAAGGCTTATTTAAGTGCGATTATCGACCTTTATGACAAGTCGATTGTGAGCTATGTATTAGGACATTCGAATAATAATGATCTCGTTTTTAAGACGGTAAGACCCGCTATTCGTCAGCTTTCCAAAGATGAGTTTCCACTTTTACATAGCGATCGAGGATATCAATATACATCGAAAGAGTTCAAGCGAATGATGGAGAAAGCAAAACTGACACATAGTATGTCGAGAGTGGGACGCTGCATCGATAACGGGCCGATTGAAGCGTTTTGGGGAACATTGAAAGTAGAGAAGTATTATTTACATAAGTTTGAGACGTATGAGGCATTAAAACACGCCATCGATACATACATCAAGTTCTATAACAACGAACGTTATCAAGAAACATTAAACGGCTTAAGTCCCTTAGAATACAGGACTCAAGCCGCTTAAAGCATTTTTATTATTTCCACTGTCTACTTGACAGGGAGCAGTTCACAATCAGCGTTTGCGGCTTTTCTGTATGCGCCCAAACTTTGATTTGGGAACCTTTTTTGTATCCGAATGTATGAACAGAGTTTAAATTATTCATTGCAATAGGGTATAATAAAATTATAATACTTCGCCTCTGTAGCTCTAGAAGGGAAGAGCGCCGGAAAACAATTGTAGCACCGGGTCGCAAGGCAACGGTTTCAGAAGCACCGAAAAGCAAAATAGCTGAGGCAGGTGAAATTCCTAGCCGGTGAAATTCCGTAGGGAAGCGTGTTCCCCGTAGCCTATGCTTACGAAAGGAGTGCGGGTTCGAATCCCGTCAGAGGATTAATATACGTTGATATATAGCAATTTACAATGTGTTTGCCACAAATTTTGCCACAAACGTTTTATGTGTTTGTAAATATTATTTGTTTTTACATTGAAATAAATACTCTTGATAAATAGTTTTTAAATCTATATCTTTCTTGTCTACTTTTCTATAAAAAGCTTTTAACTTTTTTGTTTCAAGTAGTCCAGAGAAGATTTTTTCTACAGCTTTCTTCTTTCCTTCAACATAGCAAATGTATTTAAAATCATTAAAGCTATATTCTCTCATGTCATAACCTCGCAGAAAACAATATCTTCTATATTAATGTCAATTATTCGTTCGTCAAAGCGCTGTAATTGAACTATGTTTCTTTCATGGTCCAGATAAACAGGAACTACATACTTGTATCGCATATGATGATTGTTCTTTAAAAATAGTACTTCTATTGACCAGTTACGCTTAAGTGCATCCTCTAAAACAATAGAATGCTCTAAAATATCATCCATTAAATTATACATGTTCTTCACCTCTTGCTAACATTATACGAACAAACGTTCTTAAAATCAAGCATTAAAAAGTATTGTGTTGCATAAAAATATGTGTAATAATAATCACATGAACGATTTTCGTTCATTATTTCATTCAACTATTAGCTGTTTGACATCCCGTTTTTTTTTACATCTGAATATAACAGCAACCTCGAACAAAAGCGTTTGGGGTATTTTTTATTTTCCATAGAAATTAATTGATATAACAATTACGCTAAGCTTATGTTTAGCGTGTTTTTTTTGCATAAAAAAAGCCCTAACGTTGAAGTTAGGGACTGACATATATAAAAAATAGAAGTTGACAACTTTAAGGCGACTACCACGACAGGCAGCTTACAAGCTATGACTAGCCTTGACTAATCATTTATGCGACACTCAAAGAATTATTATCTAACTTCTTAATCAAGAATAACAAAAATCAAACAAGTTAGCAAGTATTTCAGGCATTTTATTTATAACAAATATCTAGATCACAAAAATGTCGCGGAAAATAATGGTCACAACCAATATTACATAAACTTAAAAGTTCTCTATTTCTCTTATCAGGTTTATGTGCTGTTACGTGATTTCTACATACTCTAAAAACTGTATTAGCGAATAAGTCTACAACTTGAATTAAATCTTTATTTTGTGAATCCTTATATGATGTTTCAACAGAAGAGAAAATTGGATGTTCCATTGTAAATTTAATAGTTAAATATTCTTGTAAGCTATTTAATGATTCAATTGCGGTATTTCTATCATCTATTTGCATTTTCAAATAGTTATTTGCTGGGTTAATTGGTATTTTAGAAATTTCATTTACCGTTAGATAAATAAAATAATTAAAAGACAAAGATGTATTATTCAAAAGATGATTGACTAGTTGGTGGTTATCGACTATCTTAAAATGAAATTTAGCATCTGATTTTGTTGAAAGCATATTAAATATTAATTTTTTCATTTCAAAAGGCATCTCCGAACCTTTTATCTCTTTTGTAATATCTAACTTACTAGATGGATACCTTTTAAGATATTTTAATTTTGCATCTCTGAACTGTCTAATTACATTATATGGTTTCTCTGTTTCTAAAAAAGCAATAACAAAATATCTGTTATTAAAATTTTTATTTTTAGTTATAGTTCCTGATTCATCTACAAAAAGTCTCATCCCAGTTCCTCCACTTTTTTACTTAAATTATATTATACTAATTAAGTTTGAGGAAGTGGAACGTATGTACTTATAATTCGAAGTTATGAAAAATCCCCATCAATATAAAACAAAAAAGCCCCCGAAATAATAATCGAGGGCATTAAACTAAATCTTTTTAACAAACTTCGTGTTAGCAGTGAGATAGTAACCAGATTTCGTTTTCAAGCGAGGTGTTCCGCCTTTTGTTTTAGCCATTCCTGTAATCGTGAAGATAGTGCCTACCGGATATGTGCCACCGGTTTTATGCTTCTCAGTAAAGTCTACTGAATTGTATAGATCACACTGTACTAGTGTTTTAACTTTTCGCGGATTTTCTGTGTAGTAAACGTTCTTATTTGAGCTTGTAGAAGTCGCAGGTTTGCTTGCACTTGTCGATGGGGCTTTTTCACCGCCAGCAGCATCATATAATTCAAAATGCGGATAATCTTTAAAAGACTTCCAATCTCCGCCCCACTCAAATCCTTCTGCTTTCATAGCTGATACAACTGTTTTCCAGCGCGAAGTTGTCGACTCCCAAATAACATTTTTTCCGTCGCTTGTGTATAAACACAAGTCTACCGCTACACCGTAATTATGATTAGATTGTCCACCTTTCGCATTTGTGACAACTGCGCCAGGTTTTGTTCTGCCTTGTGCGTACAGTGCATTTTGTTCTGCTGACGAGCGATAACCTTGCGCAACACACAAATAGATTCCTTTTTTCGCCATTTTTTTAATTACATTTCGGGTTTTATCTGCTACAGATTTATTCATTCCAGAAACGTTTAATTTACGATTTGCTTTTTCGATTAACCATGCCTCTGTTAATGCCATTACTTATCATCCTTTCTTGGTTCTGAATAATTCATTACTTTTAAACTATCGGAGAATTTACTAGTCGTTGGGTCCATCAAAATCCCGATAACAGCTACTACTGTTGTAACAATCGCCATTGGGCTATTTAGGAACCTTACAAACGAAAGCCACAAAGCAGACCAGTTATCTAAATCAGATATAGAAAAACCTCCCGCTGTCCATGCGACGCCAAGAACTGTAATAAGTGTTGCTACAACAGTTCGCCAGTTTTTCAATCGTACCTTCCAGTTAATTTTCATCATTTCACCTCCTTTTCATTTTTTTCAGTAACATACTTCCAAATCGCTTTATCTTCCCGTTTCAATAAAGCAATCTCTTTATCATGATCGTTTTGCTTTTCTCGTAAACTCATACGATCTTTCTTGCTTTCGGACATTTCTTCTCTTAGACTTTTTAAAGTGATATCCAGAGAATCAATCATATTTCTTAAAGGCGCGACTAATGCCCACCTAATAACAAAACCTACGATTGCCGCTATTAAACTAATTAAAGCTATTAGCTCCCCCACACTCATCCCTGCTATCGAAATACTCCCAAGTACCAATTTTCATCATCTCCTCATTGTCACTCCATAAAAAATAAGCCTTGCTGGCTTTAATCTAAAACATAAAATAATTGATTTAACGCAAAATAAGTAACGCTAGTGTCGGCAGGCATAAAACTCATTGCATTGGCGGAAGACGCATGTACTCGACCACCAGTCGATTTGCTCGTTGGCGCGTAAGCCATCGCCGTTCTTGTTGTCTGTATCTCAAGAGGCACAGAAGCAAAAGCGTTAGCTGATGCCCATGCGGTTGATTTTTGAACTTGACCACGGAAAAACACAATTCTAATTCCAAAAATGCATAAAATCATATATTGAGGTGTATTAAATTCGGCTGTAGAATATCCTGCGTTAAGCGGTAAATCTTTCCAGCTTGTTTTATAAAACGAATCTGCATCAATTGAAAGCTTAATATTTCCATTCTCATTAAACTGCAGAGATTTACTAGTTAAAATAGAATTTCCTAGGCTACTTTCCCCGGCAACATCGATTAGTTTCTGCGCAACTTTGTATCCGCCTAATGTACTGATGATGCTTTCTAATACTGCCGACCCTATCCCCGTAGGCAAATATGAAGTTGAATTGAACCCGTCATCATTCATTTTGACAGTTCCAGTGTAAAGATTATCGTCGCTATCTTTGTAATTTATGTTATGAATAAATTCCGCACCAGTAATGCTACCACTCTTCACATCACCAAGCTCGGCAGTGATAGCGGAAAGTTTACCCACACGCAATGCGTTGTAATCCAAAGGTAATTCTACCCAACTATTCCCGTTCCAAGTAAAAACACCAACAATTGTTTTAGCGTTTTCGTCTATTTTAAACCATGTGTCACCTTCGACTGGAGCGCTTGGCTGAGTTTTATCAAAAACCGGTTTATGATTACTAACTGATTCAATCAATGCATTGTTCGCAACGGTAATCGCCTCTTCTATTTTTCCGTTAATTTCTGGATCTGCTTCCTTAATATCTAATGTTTGACTCACCCATTTTTCTCCATCCCACCTTCGCAAAACATTTGGTGTCACACTACTATCCATCCACAGTAAATCGGTGGTTGGGTTTAACGGTGCTTCACCAGCGACTATTGCATCATTAATATCTGTTAATGTTATTTCCGCTGCTGCTCTAATTGTCATTATCCAACATCCTTTCTTCTGGCATAGCATAAATACGATTGTATCGTTTGCCCGCCTCTCCTTGCCCTAAATTTAGCTGCATCATTCGCTTGCCACTTGCATCAAGAAATGGATACGCTCCTTCGCATTCGTTAGTTGAACCTTGTGCAGGATAGTATTTTTTTTGAAAAACATGATGATAAACTAAACTATTATTAATCATATCCCAACACCAAACTTGATTTTTATCAGTGCCTGTAAAACTCCCTCCGGCTGACAAATACGCATATGGAAACATTACATGCATTCCTTGCAACGTATATAAAGTAGTTGTAAATCCACAGTCTTTTGTCCTAAATGTATATAAAGGAGCTATTCTGCCGGCAAATAAATCAGACTTTTTAAAAACATTAATACTTAAATTGGAGACGCCTGGACTCATAACTACATAGTCGCTTGTTTTATCGTATGTTACTCGGAAACCGTCAGGCGCTTCAAGTTTAAATGCCATCGACTCATCGTAAAACTGTTCTTTCAAAGGGACATATTTAAACATTGCTATCGCCTTCTCTGCTTGGGGCAATGGTGTTACATAATAAGACCAGATGTGCGCCTCACCAGACGAAGTGTCCACGCCAAACATAGTCCCATGTCCTCCGCCGAGAATCCACATCATATCGACGAAAGTACCATCAAGCGTAGTTCTATAAATATTGTATGATTGTTGTCCACCGACTTTACTTTTTTTACTTCCATAATATTCTTGCGACCAGTATATATAACCATTTTCCACGTCTATTTGCGCACATTGCATAACCGATAAATTTACTTCTATCCCAGCAGGGAATTCGCGTGGAAGTTCAGCATACATATAACTTTCTTCTTCATTAATCATTAATATACTAGCTTCACTTCCTTGATTGACCGAACATCTAATAGTGGCATTGATAAAAACGTCTTCTCCAGAGATATTAACAACATTACCTACGCCTATCTG